AGGAAGATGCTGTGGCTCCAAGTAATGATGGTGGAGATGGTGGAAATGGTTCTGTTATAAAAATTAATGGCACTTGCGCAGCGTATGCTGGCGGTGGTGGAGGAAATGCAGAAGGTCAACCAGCTCCAGTTCAAGGACAAGGCGGTTCCGGTGGCGGAGGTCCTGCAAGATCACCAGGAAACAACGGTAATGGCGGTACAGCAAACACTGGTGGCGGAGGTGGGGGTATAGATTCTGTTCCTAGCCCATTTACTAGTGGAGCAGGTGGTAGTGGTATTGTGATTATACGATATAAATTTCAATAATGATTGAAGTAGATTTACATCGCGTATATTTTATACGCGATAATATAGGTGGTATAGATATCACATCTTTAAAAAATGATTGTTTAAAATCATTTAAAGAAAACAATCGTATGTCAAAAGATATTAGTGATACTAAAAACGAAGATTTAATAATACCTAAATCAAAACCGTTGGAAGAATTAATTAACATTATAAAAGACAAATTTTATATTAGATACACTCAAGTAATAGAGCCAACAAATTATTGGGCTCAAGTTCATAGTCAAAATGAATCCACTAATTTACACGATCACGTAGATTGTTTTGACATAAAAAATTCACCAGATCTATCGGGAGTGTACTATCTTGAGGTTCCTAAAGATTCTGGAGATATAGTATTTCAATGGCCTATTAACAAATATAACCAATACAAACGTTGGTGGTTTAAACCAAAAGAAGGAGATTTGTTATTATTTCCCTCGACTTTAGACCATTTTGTGACTAAAAATACAGCTGTTGAAAAAAGAATTGCAGTTTCTTTTAATTTTAAGATATTGCAGAATTCTACAAATTAATATATAAGGAGAATATTATGGCACATTTTGCAAAACTAGGAGCTAATGGAAAAATTATTCAAGTATTAACTTTGAATAATTCTGATATGTTAAACGCTGATGGTGTTGAAGATGAATCAGTAGGTCAACAATATTTAGAAACACACAACAACTGGCCTGCACAGATGTGGATTCAAACTTCATACAACACATATCGCAACCAACATAATAATGGCGGAACACCTTTTAGAGGTAATTACGCAGGTATAGGTTATGAATGGGACGAAGATAATCAAATCTTTTGGCCTAAAAAGCCATATCCTTCTTGGGTAAAAAATACTACAACTGCTAGTTGGAATTCACCAATCGGTGATGCTCCTGCATTAACTGCAGAACAACAATCACAGAATGATGCTGGCACGCATAAATGGCAGTATGACTGGAATGAGTCAGGCCAGTCTTGGGACTTGACAGATAACAAAGCATAAATTAAAAATGGTGGTGGTATGCAGAAGAAAGTATTAAGCGAGCAAGCGTTATATTATGGCGATGTTGATATGCCTAAAGGTTGGGACATTGACCGAGATAAACTATCAATAGATATTTTACAATCACAAATTCAAAACAAACAATTTCCATTTTCAAGAACTTGGGATATGTTAAATACATATATACGAGAGCACATTAATGTTGAATATGGTATTCAGTTAATTAACAAAGAAACGTGGGGAAATATTTATAAGCCTTCAGAAACAACAATACCATTACTTAATATTGATCCAGTAGATTTACGAAACTCACCAGACTTTACACTATTATATGGTGTAAAAGTCAAAGACTGTGTGGTTAGAATACATTACGAAGATAACAGACGTAAAGGTAGAAGTTGGGACATACCATTAAGTAATAACAAATTTATTATGTTTCCATCAACTAATATGTATTATTTAACTAACAATCAAAAAGATTCATTAAACTTTGTAAAAACAATAACTTATGAATATATCTAATTATTATTGGTATTTTAGTGGTGTACTTACACCAAAATTTTGTGATGAAGTTATTAAATATGCTAATACACAAGAAGAAGTTATGGCTAGAACTGGTAACTTTAAAAATAGGGAATTAAGTAAAGAAGAAGTTAAAGATTTAAAAAGAAAAAGAAATTCTGATTTAGTATGGCTAAATGATACTTGGATATACAAAGAATTACATCCATATGTTCATATGGCTAACAAAAATGCTGGTTGGAACTTTGATTGGGATTGGTCAGAATCTTGTCAGTTTACAAAATATAAATTAAATCAATATTATGACTGGCATTGTGATAGTCATAATAAACCTTATGAAGAAGGACCTGATAAAGGTAAAATCCGAAAATTATCTATGACTTGTCAATTAACAGATGGTTCAGAATATTCAGGCGGTGAGTTAGAATTTGATTTTAGAAACTATGATCCACATATGCGAGATGAATCAAAACATAGAGTACAATGTAAAGAGATATTACCAAAAGGATCTATTATTATATTTCCTAGTTTTGTGTGGCATAGAGTTAAACCAGTAACATCAGGCACAAGATATAGTCTTGTTGTTTGGCATTTAGGAGGGCCTTTTCGATAATGTTTATAAATAATTATTTTTCAACTGCAATATGGAGTGAAGAAAAACCAGAGTTTGTTAAATCATTAACAAAAGCAACTAACAAATATATTAAAGCTGCTAAAAATTTTCCAGAAGCTAAAGCACATATAAAAAAGTTTGGAGACTTTGGAAGATCATATCATTCAACACCACTTACAGTTGATAATGACTTTTTAGATTTTAGAAATTACATTGGTCAAAAGTCTTGGGAGTATTTAGATCACCAAGGTTATGATATGCAACAATACACAACTATGTTTAGTGAGTTATGGGTACAAGAGTTTGCTAAAAAAGGTGGAGGTCATCACAGTGCACACATCCATTGGAATCAACACGTGTCAGGTTTTTATTTTTTAAAGTGTAGTGATAAAACTTCTTTTCCAATATTTCACGAACCAAAAACTGGTGCAAGATGTACAAAGTTAAAAATGAAGCCAGACTTAAAAAAGGTATGGCCAGGTCACGAACAATTTCACATTATACCAAAACCAGGAACACTAATTATATTTCCAGGATACTTGGAACACGAATATGCAGTAGACTTTGGTATTGAACCTTTTAGATTCATACATTGGAATATACAAGCAGTGCCAAAAGAAATGGCTAAAGATGTCATTTAAAAAAAATAAATATACAATTATTCGTCAAGCAATATCAAAAGATTTAGCTATATTTATTGCAAACTATTTTAGAATGCAAAAACAAGTTTATGATACTTGTAAAGCTTCTAGATACTTTTCACCTTTTGAAAATATTATTGGATACTATGAAGATCCAGTAGATGGTCAAATACCAAATACTTATAGTCAGTATTCTAATATAGCTATGGAGACTTTATTATTAAAATGTCAACCAGGTATGGAAAAAGCAACAGGATTAAAATTATATCCTGCGTATACTTATGCACGAATATATAAAAAAGGTGATGAATTAAAAAGACACAAAGACAGGTTTAGTTGTGAGATATCAACCACTATGAATCTTGGTGGTGATGATTGGCCCATTTATTTAAGTCCTAATGAAAATGTGGGTATACCAGATGGGAAAAAAATAACTACCATTAGTCAAGCCAAAGGCATTAAAGTAGATTTAAAACCAGGAGATATGCTAGTTTATTCTGGCTGTGAGCTAGAACATTGGAGAGAAAAATTAAAAGGCAAAGAATGTGTACAAGTTTTTCTGCATTATAACAATCGTAAAACTCCAGGAGCGAAAGATAATATGTTCGACAAGCGTCCACATTTAGGTCTTCCTTCTTGGTTTAAACGATGATATAATTCTTAGATGGAGGCAGGGCACCACCACATACCCCCTGTCTCCTTTTAAGGACATTTATGAATTTAGGTTTTGACGCAATATCACAATTTCCTATATCTCAAGTAGGAGCAGATAATGTAGTAACTATTACAGTTACAGGTAATAATTTAATTGCTAATATTGGTAATCCTAATATCACAGCTGATTCAGTCACAGAGAATATAACTGGTAATCAACTAACACTTGGTATTGGAACAGTAACAATAGTTGGTACAGCTAATCTTGAAGCACCTAAAACACCACTAACTTTAGGAACGGGTAATGTTACAGTTTCTGCAGACGCTAATGTAGAAGCATCTGGAAACAACTTGATTATACGTACTGGATCTGTTACTATTACTGGAACTGCGAGTATAGAAGCACCTGCTACCGCTATGACATTAGGAACAGGCGAAGTGGGGATTATTACGTGGAATGAAATTA